TTCGTAACGAAAAAAACGAAATACAATGGCAATTAAGAAAAAATCATTTAAAGACATAAAGAAGCAGTTTTCTTCTTCTGCAAAATTCAAACCTCAGAGATTTTATGATTTGGGTACTGAATTTTTAGATGCAGTAGGAGTACCTGGTCCTGCTATGGGTCACCTTAATATGTTCTTGGGTCACTCAGACACGGGAAAAACAACGGCATTGGTAAAGGCGGCGGTTGATGCTCAAAAAAGAGGTATACTTCCTGTGTTTATTATCACTGAACAAAAATGGTCATTTGACCACGCAAAACTTATGGGTTTTGAATGTGAAGAGGTTGTTGATGAGGAGACTGGAGAGTTAGATTGGGACGGATTTTTTATCTTCAATAACAATTTTGAATATATCGAACAGATTACTGATTACATCAACTCACTGTTAGATGCTCAAGAAAAAGGTGATTTAGATTACGACCTTTTGTTCCTTTGGGATTCTGTAGGTTCTGTACCATGTAAGATGACATATGATGGTAAAGGAGGTAAACAGCACAATGCTGCGGTTTTAGCCGACAAGATTGGTATGGGAATCAACCAAAGAATCTCAGGTTCACGCAGGTCTGACTCTAAACACGAAAATACGTTGGTTATTGTTAATCAACCTTGGGTAGAACTTCCTGACAATCCTTTTGGACAACCCAAGATTAAAGCAAAAGGCGGAGAGGCTATTTGGTTGAATTCATCTATGGTGTTCTTGTTTGGTAATCAGAAAAATGCGGGTACTACTAAGATTACTGCGGTTAAAGATAAGAGAAAAGTAAAGTTCGCAAGTCGGACAAAAGTCTCGGTTATGAAAAACCACATCAATGGATTGGGATATGAGGACGGTAGAATTCTTGTAACGGCACATGGTTTCTTGGCGGGTAAAGACTCGGCAGAAGAGAAAAAGTCTATTGAAAAGTACAAGTCAGAATATTCTGAGTATTGGAAAGATATTATCGGGACAGGTAGTGACTTCAAGTTGGAAGAAGATAGTGTAACCACATAAGTAAAACAAAGTGACAAAAACCTTATTAGTAGACGGTAACAATCTGTTTAAGATTGGATATCATGGTGTTCGGGAATATTACCATAAGGGTAATCATATAGGTGGAATTTACCACTTTGTGAATACACTTAGACGTTTTATATCTGAATACAATTACGATAAGGTTATTGTTTTTTGGGACGGTAATGACAACTCAAACCAAAGGAAGAAGATATTTCCTGAATACAAAGAGAATCGTCGTTATAACAGACTAAATGATATTCAAAAACAATCTTTTGATTGGCAACAAAAGAGGGTCAAAGAATATTTGGAAGAGATGTTTATACGACAAGTTGTTGTTGATGGTAACGAATCTGATGATATGATAGCGTATTACTGCCAAATATCTGAAGATGAAAACAAAACAATATTCTCCGCGGATAAGGACTTAACTCAACTTATTTCAGAAAAGGTTCAGGTGTATTCACCGTCACAAAAACAAATGATTAAGTTTGGTGATAAGGTAAAACTTAAAGACATTTCTATACCTCATCAGAATGTTACAACATTTAAAATAATATCAGGAGATAAGTCTGATAATATTGACGGTATATACTATTTTGGAGAAAAAACATTTGTAAAACTTTTCCCTGAGATAGTTGATTCTGTCGTTAGTGTTGACGATATTTTACAGAAAGGTGAACAACTACACGAAAATGACAAAGACAACAGAGCTTTACAGAATTTACTATCAGGTAAAACAAAAAGGGGGGTGTATGGTGAAGAATTCTATGTCATTAATAAAAGTTTAGTAGATTTATCCTTACCTTTGTTGACTGATGAAGCAAGGGAACTCGTTGAACTTTATTATAGAGAAGATATTGACCCCGAAGGTCGGGGATATCAAAATCTTATGAGAATGATGATGAATGACGGGATTTTTAAGTACTTACCTAAAACAGACAATGCATGGGTGTATTTCTTGACACCCTTTATGAAACTTACAAGAAAAGAAAAAAGAAGATTTAGAAAAACTAATTAAAAAACAAAACTATGAGTAAAGAAAAAAATGACATTACGAAGATGGAGTTTCTACTCACATTGAACGACAACATTATTGTACAAAGGTACTATAACGTTAAGGGGTACAATGGAGAAGCAAAATCTAGTATGGAGTTAGCAGACACTGTGAATGATATCTACGAAAAGATTCATGGTGACCTGAAAGCAAAAACAGTTTGGTATATGTTGGAGAACCAATATCAAATTATGGTAGACCCAAAAATCTTGGAGACATCTATGACTGATGGTGATGAGACGTTTAACATTTATGTTAAGTATAATGATGATATTGTCCTACATCGCGGTTGGGATGGTAAGAAGTATCCTCCCAAAATTCGGTACACTGTAGATGTGCGACCCCATTTAAAGTCCATTCTGAAGTCGTTGACTGAAGTTTTTTCTTCTGACAAATTGACACAGAATTATATGGAATATACCCTTTCTTAAACATATTTATTAAGACACATTATTAGTAATCGCAATCAACATGTCGAATCAAAAAAATTTCGGATATCTCGGAAATACTTTTCAAATTCAGCTATTAAATAACATCGTTCTGTATAAGGACTTTGCGACTTCTATTGTTGATGTGATTGAACCCAAATACTTTGATAATCAGTATTTTAAGTTGATTATGCAAATTCTCAAAGAGTATTACCAAAAGTACGAGCATACACCCTCGTATAATACTCTTGAACAACTAATCAAGTCAGAAGTTGCCTCTCCAATGGCACAAAAGATGACTCTTGATATGATGGAACAAGTAAAAGAAGCACCTGGTGAAGGTGAAACTTTCGTACAGGAAAAGGCTTTGAAGTTCTGTAAACAACAAGAGTTACAAAAGGTTATGACTAAGGCTCAGAAAATTATCGATAAAGGTGATTTTGAGTCTTACGACCACTTGGAGGAAATGGTAAGAGACGCTTTACAAGTTGGAGAAGTGGATACGGGTACTGCAGAGGTTTTTGCAAATCTCGAAGAGGTACTAGAAGAAGATTTCAGACATCCAATCCCTATGGGGATACCAGGTATCGACAACCTTCTTAAAGGTGGAATTGCTAAGGGTGAGTTAGGAGTTATCTTGGCACCAACGGGTGTTGGTAAATCTACTTTCCTTACAAAGATTTCAAATCACGCATTCAACTTAGGATACAACGTTCTTCAAATTTTCTTTGAGGACAACCCTAAGATTATTCAAAGGAAGCATTTTACTCTATGGACTGAAATAGCACCCGATTTACTGTCAATGCACAAAGACAAAGTTTTAAACAAAGTTCAGGAAATCAGAGAAAATGCACCGAATAAGTTAGTTCTTAAAAAATTACCGTCAGATACACTTACTATGAATCAGATTAAGAATCAGATTCGTAAGATGATGGCGGAAGGTACTAAAGTTGATATGGTTGTTTTAGACTATATCGATTGTGTTGTACCTGATAAGAACTTAGGTGATGAATGGAAAAGTGAGGGTTCAGTAATGAGAGGTTTCGAGGCTATGTGTCACGAACTAGACTTAGTTGGTTGGACGGCAACACAAGGTAATAGAAGTTCTATTTCTTCTGAAGTTGTTACTACAGACCAAATGGGGGGTTCAATTAAAAAGGCACAGGTTGGTCACGTTATTATTTCAGTAGCGAAATCGTTACAACAAAAAGAAATGAATCTCGCTACGATAGCAATTACTAAGTCACGTATCGGTAAAGACGGAATTGTATTTGAAAACTGTAAGTTTGACAATGAAATGATTGAAATAGATACGGAACAAAGTGTTACGTTCCTTGGTCTTGAAGAACAAAAGGAGGAGAAAAACAAAGAAAGAATCCGTGAACTTCTTGAGAAAAGGAAACAAAAAGAAAATAAATCTTAATTAATTGTCTTAAAAGATGGAAAATCTAATGAATAAAGTAGAGAAAGATATGCGCTATGTTATAAAAAGGAGTGGTGATAAAGTTGTTTTTAAAACTGAAAAAATTGAAGTTGCAGTTTTGAAGGCGATGAAGAGTACAGACCAAGTAGATGAAGAAATGGCTGAAAAAATCGCACGTATCACGACTAAGGCGTTGTTTAGAAATAATAAAGAAAGAGTACCTCACGTAGATGATATTCATGATATGGTAGAAAACAAACTCATGGATAACGGTCTTAACGAGGTTGCAAAAGAATATATAGTATATAGGGCTAAGAATAGACCAGATATCTTCTCAAAAAGAGTTAACCTAAAACCTTATGACTATCCTGAGTTAAATGAGTTCGTTGATGCAATCAGACACTCATACTGGGTTCACACAGAATTTAACTTCACCTCAGATATTCAAGATTTTAAGGTTCACCTTGATGAAAAAGAGAAGACTGCACTTGAAAGAGCGATGTTGGCGATTTCTCAGATTGAAATTGCGGTGAAAACATTTTGGGGAGACATTTACAAAAGAATGCCTAAACCCGAAATTGGTAACGTAGGAGCGACATTTGCGGAGTCTGAAGTTAGACATGCGGACGCTTACTCACACCTAATTCAATTGTTAGGTCTTAATAAGGAGTTCGAAAACTTAATGCAAGTACCGGCGATTAGAAGAAGAATTAAGTACCTTGAAAAGTCTATTTCTAATTCTAAGAGTGTTGAGAACAAAGAGTACTTTGAGTCGGTTATACTATTCTCAATGTTTATTGAGAACGTATCGTTGTTCTCTCAGTTCTTAGTTATTATGTCATTCAATAAACATAAGAATATGTTAAAAGGTATTAGTAATGCTGTTGAAGCGACTTCTAAAGAAGAGAACATTCACGCTAGCTTTGGTTTTGACTTAGTCAACTTGATAAAGAAGGAAAACCCACATTGGTGGACAGATGAATTAGTAGAGGATTTGATTGATGCAACACTTGAGGCGTGTGACGCTGAGATTGAAATTGTTAATTGGATTTTTGAAAAAGGAGACTTAGACTTTTTAACTAAAAAACAAACAATGGAGTTTATAAAACACAGATTTAATGTATCATTAAACTCGATTGGAATTGATAGTATTTTCACAATCAACGAACCATTACTTGAAACGACAGAATGGTTTGATGATGAGATACTTACAACAAAACATACCGATTTCTTCAATAAGAGAAGTATCAATTATAGTAAGAAATCAAAATCGATTACGTCAAACGACTTATTTTAATTTAACTACAACATAAAAATGGAAAATAGAAAACCTTTTGATTGGATTAATGAAGAATCCATCACCTTTCTTAGGAGAGGATATTTGAGTGAGGGTGAAGAACCTCTTGAAAGAATTAGAACAATTGCAGACCATGCAGAAAAGATATTAGGAATCGAAGGATTCGCTGATAAATTTTATGACTACATGGGTAAGGGATGGTATTCACTATCATCACCTGTATGGGCTAATTTTGGAAAAAAGAGAGGACTACCCGTAAGTTGTTTTGGCTCAAATATCGGAGACAATATCGAATCTATTTTGTACACACAAGCTGAAGTTGGTGAAATGAGTAAGATGGGTGGAGGTACCTCAGGTTATTTTGGTAACATTCGTGAAAGAGGTGCAGGAATTACTGACAACGGACATGCCCCTGGGGCGGTTCATTTTATGAATCTGTTTGAGAGTGTTGTTGATAACATCTCACAAGGAGCTACACGTAGAGGTCGTTTCTCACCTTATCTACCTGTAGAGCATCCTGATATTATGGAGTTCCTTGAAATTGGTACGGAAGGATTTCCTATTCAAGATTTGACACACGCAGTAACCGTAAGTGACGACTTCATGAAAGAAATGATTGAAGGTGATGAAAAAAAGAGAGCGATTTGGGCTAAAGTAATTCAGAGGCGTGGTGAAATTGGATATCCATACATCATGTTTAGTGATACTATGAACAATAACTCTCCTGATGTGTACAGAGATAAAGGTGCTAAAATTTACAATTCTAACCTTTGTTCTGAAATTGCGCTTCATAACTCAGAAGAAGAATCTTTTGTCTGTGTGTTGTCATCTATGAATGTTCTACATTATGACGAATGGAAAGATACTGACGCTGTTGAGACTATGACATATTTCTTAGATGCTGTAGTTACTGAATTCTTGACTAAAATTGAAGACCTTAAGTCTGATGGTTCTATTGAAGGTAATAGAGCATTCTTCTACTTGGAGAAGGCTTACAACTTCGCTAAGAGACAAAGAGCGTTAGGGTTAGGAGTTTTAGGATGGCATTCACTACTTCAATCGAAGGGATTACCCTTTGACACTAAAGAAACTGCAAAACTCAATGTAGAGGTGTTTAAATTGATTAAAGATAAATCATACGCAGCTTCTGCTGAGTTGGCAGAAAAGTTTGGAGAACCTGAATATCTTAAAGGTTATGGTCGTAGAAATGTTACCTTAAATGCGGTGGCACCGACAACATCGTCAGCATTTATCTTAGGACAAGTTTCACAATCAATCGAACCAATATGGTCTAACTGTTATGTGAAAGACGTGGCAAAACTTAAAGTTACAATTAAGAATCCAGTTCTGAAAAATCTATTAGTTGAGTTGGGTAAAGACACAAAAGAAGTTTGGGATACGATTAAGAAGAAAGATGGTTCGGTCCAACACCTTAATTTCTTGACTGACGAACAAAAAGATGTGTTTAGAACATTTGCGGAAATAAATCAAGCGTCGATTATCAACCAAGCGGCGGTCAGACAAGACTTTATTGACCAATCACAATCGTTGAATTTGATGGTATCACCTGATATGCCAACGAGAGATGTAAATAAATTACTTATTGATTCATGGAAGTTAGGTGTGAAGACATTGTATTATCAACATTCGATGAACTCGGCACAAGCATTCGCAAGGAAAAAGTTAAATTTGAATGACCTACAATGTGTGGCATGTGAAGGATAAAAAAAGACCCGTGGAAAACCACGGGTTTTTTTATAAAATAACTCTAAGTCATATTTATTAATATGGCGATAAAGAAAACATATGGAGTAAATTTTCCATTCAGAGAAAGTACTGAAGGTACTTATCTGGATTTGACTGAAACGGTACCTGAAGAAATACGTGCCGATTTACTTCATTTAATACTCACTAGAAAAGGTAGTAGATATTATCTTCCTGACTTTGGGACGAGAATATACGAATTTATCTTCGAACCAATGGACGGACCTACATTTGATGCTATTAAATCAGATATTCAGGTTGCCTGTGATAAATATATTCCTAATTTACAGATTAACGATATTAGTATTAAACCATATACTGACGACGATAAAAGTCCTGTAGGGGAACTAAATGTTCAAGACCAAGAAGCTACTTACGAGATGTTTGATATATTCAGAACTGCGGGTGAAGGGGTTGAAGAGTATACCGCCAAAGTAAAGATAGACTATTCTATTAAAGATAGTACCTTTGATACAAAAGATTTCATTATAATTAATATTTAAGACAGATGGCTAATCGTAAAATATCATATACAGAGAGAGATTTTGAAGGTCTAAGACAGGACCTTATTAATTTTACACAACAATATTACCCTGAACTTATTGATAATTTTAATGACGCTTCCGTCTATTCAGTATTTTTAGATTTAAATGCTGCTATCGGAGATAATTTACATTATCATATTGACAGAAGTATTCAAGAAACGGTATTACAATACGCCCAACAAAAGTCTTCAATATATAACATCGCGAGAACTTACGGTCTTAAGATACCAGGAAACAGACCGTCGATAGCTCTGGTAGATGTCTCAATTACAGTGCCCGCTTTTGGAGACCAAGAAGATAGTAGATATCTAGGGATAATACGTTCAGGTTCACAATTTGTAGGTGCCGGTCAGATATTTGAGAATCAAGATGACATAGACTTTAGTACTCAATATAACAGTAAAGGATTTCCTAATAGGACTAAAATACCAAACTTTGATGCCAATAATAGAGTAGTTAATTATACTATAACCAAAAGGGAGGTTATGGTTAATGGTACCTCTAAGGTATTTAAAAAAGTCATTAATGCGAATGATGTTAAACCTTTCTACGAATTTTTCTTACCAGAAAAGAATGTTATTAGTATAACTTCTTTAATACAAAAAGATGGAATTTCATACTCAAGTCCACCTACTTATGATGAATTTATAACTTCACCTGATAAATGGTATGAAGTGGACGCACTAGCCGAAAACACAGTTTTTGTTGAAGACCCAACAAAAGCGTCAGACAACCCAAGTATTAAAGTAGGTAGGTATATTGAAACTGAAAATAGATTTATTTCAGAATACACACCTAAAGGTTATTGTAGAGTACAGTTTGGTAGTGCAACAGTTACCGCTGATGAGCAATTGGCAGAATTTGCTAGAACGGGTATACCCGTAAGATTACAGGACTATCAAAATAATATCGCGTTAGGTAAAACAGTTAAGGCAAATACTACTATATTTGTTAAGTACAGGGTAGGGGGTGGTTCTTCATCAAATATCGGAGTTAACACGATTAATCAAATTGGAAATATAAACTTTTCGATAAATGGACCTTCTGAAAATATTAATCAAAACGTATTACAAAGTTTAAGATGTAATAATGTTACTGCAGCGATTGGAGGGGGAGACCTACCAACAACAGAAGAGGTTAGAAATATGGTCACATATAACTTTGCGGCACAAAAAAGAGCAGTGACTATTAATGATTATAATTCACTAATAAGAACAATGCCTAGTCGATTTGGTGCACCTGCTAAAGCTTCAATTACTGAAGAAGACAATAAAATAAAGATAGAAATTCTTTCTTTAGACTCAAACGGAAAGTTGACCGAAAATGTTTCAAATACATTAAAGGATAATATCGCGAATTATTTATCAAATTATAGGATGATAAATGATTATATTTCTATTAGAAGTGCAAATGTTATTGACTTAGAATTTGAATTTAGTGTAGCAATGACATCGACAGAAAATCAGGGACAAGTAATAACAAATATAGTTAATAGTGTGAATTCTTATCTTTCACCAAATACAAACCTCTTAGGTAAGAATGTAAACATATCTGATATACGTAGAATTATTCAAGATATTCCGGGAGTTAGTACACTCGCGGATTTAAAGGTTTACAACAAAACAGGAGGGCAATACTCCTCTTCTGAAACATCCCAAAGGTACGTTGATAATGATACTAAACAAATTGAGTTAGTTGATGATACAATTTTTGCACAACCTAACCAAATATATCAGATTAGATTTCCTGAAAAAGACATCAAAGTGAGAATCAAACAACTTAAGAACGTAGACTTCTCATAATACATCCATATACTTTTATTTTTTTGAAATTAAAATTAGGATAAATAACTATTTATCTTAAAAGTAATTTATGCCCAAATCATATAGATTTAGAACTGAAGTTGGTGTTGATAAAGAAGTAAGAATTAACATCGAGCAAGATTTTGATTTCTTAGAAATTTTATCCTTAAAATTTAAGCAAGAAGATTTGTATGGCAGATTTTGTGCCGACTACGGTGTCGTTGCTGGAAGAGTTGTGGTTAATGGGGGTTTTGGTGTACCTAATGTAAATGTGTCTATCTTTGTCCCGTTAGACAATATTGATGAACAGGACCCTATAATATCCACCTTATATCCTTATAAAAAGATAACGGATAAGAATGAGGATGGGTACAGATATAATTTATTACCTTACGAACAGGAATATGGAGGACATACCCCGACAGGTACGTTCCCAAGTCGAGATGATGTTTTAACGAGAAATGAAGTTTTACAGGTATATGAAAAGTATTATAGGTATACTGTCAAAACTAATGAATCTGGTGACTTTATGATTTTTGGAGTACCGTTAGGTCAACAAAAAGTAGTTATGGATTTGGACTTATCTAATATAGGTCAATTCTCATTAAGGCCGGCGGATTTAATAAGAATGGGCAGGGGTGTAAAAACACAATTTAACGGTCAACAGTTTAAGTCTAGTGAAGACTTAAATAGTTTACCACAAATAGTAAATATCATTAAAGAAATTGAAGTTTACCCTTTTTGGGGTGAAAATGATATATGTGATGTTGGAATTACTAGAACGGATTTTGATTTGAGAGATGAAGGAATTGAAATAAACCCGACTTCGATTTTTATGGGTTCTATATTTTCCACAGTAAAAGATGAATATCTAAGGGCAAATTGTAAACCAAAAAACAAGTCAGGAAAACTGTGTGATTTAGAAACGGGACCTGGTCAAATATTAGCTTTGAGACAAACCATTGACGTTGACTTTAGCGGGAGACCAATCATTGAAGAATATAAATTAGAAGAAGGTGGTAATGTGATTGATAGTGACGGGGTGTGGATGATTGACTTACCAATGAATTTAAATTATGTCACCACTAATGAGTTTGGAGAACAAATTATTTCACCCGACCCCAAAAACGGTATACCGACAAAAGGTAGGTATAGATTTAAAATAAAATATCAGAATGAAGGAGGATTAGATGAGGATGTTTTACGTGCTAATTATTTAGTACCAAACATTAAAGAGCATGGATGGTCAGGTAGTACGACTGATGAAATACCTTCAGAGGAGAAGAGAAATAAATCATACGCATTTTCACTAAATTGGGATGACTATTATGATAGTGACGCAGCAATAAATTGTAATGATAGTTTTTATGAATTTAATTACAATAAAGTTTATACCATTGCGAGTCACCTTGACAGATTTAAATGGGGATTTAATAGAAATAAACATTTAGGTATAAAAGAGATTAACGATGATACGTGTCGCTCAACAAACAACACACCACCAGTAAATGACGCGTCTAGAAGAAATAGCCCATTCATATTTCTATTCAATTTTCTTCTTAGTATAGTAACAGTACCTTTAGTTACTTTGATAATAATTGCTCATGTATTGGCGTTCATATACCCGATATTAAGAATTATCATAAATATTATAGTTGCAATAATAAATGGAATTATTTATGCCTTATGTAAAGCGGTTGCTTGGATACCTGGGGTAAACTTAGAGTGTAAAAAATCAACAATAACGCCATTACCGAAGGATAACCCATTTAAGACAATTGCACTACCTATGATGTCATATCCTGACTGCGAGGCATGTGAATGTAAAACAAGTCCAACGGATAATAGTAGTGAACAGGAAGAGTCTGCATTACAAGCAGAAAGTGATATGGCTTTCGGAGCGTTATTAGACGCTACTACGATAAGTAATTTTGAGTATGACCCAATACAATCTGCCGCAAGTTACGAATGTCCATACTATTACCCCGGTATGCAAAACACTTACTTGTATAGATTGCAACAACAAATACTTGGTTCAGGAAGTGAAAACAACAATGATAATGGTTATTATCGAGATTTAATTTTAGAAAATGATTCATTAGCTGGAGGTACTGACAAAGACCAAAAAGAGTGGTACAAATCACCGATATATCCAGTATTTAAAGATTTCGGAGCAGACAGTAATAATGGGTATAAGATTAGATGGAAGTTTCAGTATAACCCAACATGGGCTCAAGCTCTTAACTTGATGAATAGAAGACACATGTACTTCGGCGATAACGGTAATAGTGGTTTGTTTTGGACAATGCAGAATAGCACAGGATTCCGTACAACGAATAGAATAGAGGTTAGGTGTGTAAATGATGAGTTTGGTTCACAAGACGGCGCACCGTGGACTGATATGTGTAATGTCTTCTTGTTTGACCCAGGTACTGAAGTTAAAACGGGTACTCTAATGACGTTTAATGACTTAAACAATATTGTTGACCCTAACTTAGACACTCACCCAGGAGGTAACCAATTTGGTAACACATCAATAACAGGTCAGACGAATGGAAATCCTAATGGGTACACAACAGTTCCTGTACCATATGTAAAGGTAAACGGACAACAGGGTACAGGATATGCTAATTTAGTAGTAACAGGAACCACTTCTTTCTATACATTTAAAAGTGGTGTTGAATACTTTCAGGTATTGACTGCTATGACAATTAGTGAATTGAGTACTAAGTTAAAAAATGACGAATTAAATAGTTTACTTAATAAATTTGTAAGGAGATACAGAACTAAACATGGGTGTAGTTTGGGTTCTGATTTAGAAGATGGTTTTGAGTCTTCATATAAATCTACTGAACACGCGGTTGATTGGGAAAATATAGTCGTAGGTTTCTTTGTAAGAGGTGTTGACGTTTATACGCCTAGACAAAAAATGAGATATGATTTATCTAAACTATTTGGTTGGGGTGTATATGATGAGAATGTATATGTGAGTAATATTGTTGTTGAAGGTGATTATTATATGAATGTACCTATACAGCCTAATTATGGTGATAGTGATGATGAGTGGTGGAGTTCATATAAATCACCCTCACCACACTATGAACTTGATGGAAACAATGTCGGTGGAATTAACTTACCATGGAATTCAGGGACAAACGGTGACGGAAACAACTGGAACCCATCAAATAGATTATATCATACTTCATATACATTCACCCCAAAACAGTCTGATTGGGAGACATTTAGAACTTATAGTTTTAATAAATATGTTTCATTAGATGGTCAGTGTAATAATCGTATGACTGGATATATGGGTGAATTTGCGACAAATGTTGAGTCAGAAAACTTTCCCGATTCAGGACTTAATCCTTGGATGCAAAGAGGTATTGAAGGTTGCGGATATCAATGGGCGGATTATACCGGTACGGGTGAAGATAAAAGAGAAAGACGGCTTGATGAAAATTCACACAGAATAACCTCAGTATGTTCATTGTACTTACCTAAAAACTTTGAAGGTAATGGAGACGGCACATATCCAAACGATGTACCGTATACCGATATGGTAAGACACGATAAGATAGTATTTAGGTCAGATAGATTACCCTCTGGTGATGTATTTGAAAATTTTGATGGAGATAGAAAAACATTCAGAAGATATGTTCTACATATGAACAATGTTCAAAAAATATATTTTATTAGTGACGATGGTGTTATAACTACAGGTGCGGGTGGTGAAGTAGTTGGTGCCGCGGATGACAGTGGTAATTCTGCAGATGATTTGGAAGATGCAAACCAAACAGTGTCTAACGTGATATCATCATTCAGTTGTGGTGGTATGGTACCCTTAGGATGTTACGAAGGTGAAGGTGATGAATTTGACATACAGAATCCGTGTTATTTAAGTGAGAATCAAGTGTGGACTGGTTCTGAGAGAGTAGTGAATGGATGTTATAATTTTGTAATTAAGAGAGTTATATTATCAATACCTAGAGATTTAATTTTGTTTTTTGAATGGAGAACAAGAATAAGATTTATGTATGCTTTATGTCAGGGTATAATAGGTGAAATGTTCCAAAACAATTGGTTAAACGGTACTTTATATATGCCGGCTTTTCAAAAACAAACATTATTTAATTCTGATAATGAGCCTAGAAGATATCGTTATTGTGGTGACCCACAACAATTTTGGGACAACAGAAAAAATCAAGGACCAGTGTATTTTAATACTGACACTAATTCATTCTTTTACAGGTCAACACCATTCAACGATGAAAGTAATCAATTTGTAGGTCAAGAACCTGGAAGGTCTTACTATACTGGGCAAAACAAGAAAAACATATGGAGTCCCACCACTATAATGGAATTAGGTCCTAGAGATGAGTTCACTAAAGAAATTGCATTTTCACCTGAATTTGAAGGATACTTTGTAGATTTAGTAACATCATCGTCCTATAAAGATATATCTACTATTATCAATCTATTTGCGGTATCTAGACTCGCTAACTCAAACTTTTTAGAAAACTTATTAAACGCAGGAGACGCTAGTGTAGGTGCGATATTCTCAAGAGAATTTGATACAATAGCTGACGGCACTGCATTTGCAGATTTTATAACTAATCCATTTGATTCTCGTGTTGATGGTGACTTTGCTCAAATGATAAGTATTAATAGTGAATTTGGTGTCTTACCATACTTAGACGGTAATTACGAAGACAGTATTACAGTTGCTGATGATAGGTTTGGTATATGGTTTAGTTCAAATACCCAAAATAGAAGATTAATAACAGATGGTGTTACAACATTTGGTACAGAAGTAGATGGGCCTACTAATAGATTTGGATACCCTAACTCACAGATAATACCATACTATATGTGGAGAGTAAAAGACAACGGTCTGTTTGGTACCGAACAAAATACATGGGAAACGTCATGTGTATACGCATCACCATATCAAGGAGACGACTTTTTTAATGGTAGTGGTAAGTACATGAAACCAAATGCGGGATATGGTCTCGGTTATATTTATAATAAAAACTCTGATGGGTCAGAATTAGACGAGTTCCCAACTAATAGTCCTAATGTTTGTGATGACTCTTCTTCGGGAGGTATAATACCAGATGCGTTATCGGATGGTTTAGCCCGAGGAAACTTTAAAGTAGGTAATCCGTTCCATTTCTATTTTGGGTTAAGAAGAGGAAAAACTGCAATGAGTAGATACATACAAAAATATATTTTTGATTTAGAATGAGTAATAAAAAATCACATGAGATTAGGATTGTTAGAGGTGAAGACCGTTTTGCCGGCTCTTCAAATTCTGATATACAAATTAATGTCGATTTACAAGGAAATAAAAGGAATAAAGTTGAGGGTGACAGGGTAAAAATTCTAAATTTAGAACAACAATTTAATGATGAAAGACAGAGGTCTAAAAAATTTAGAATCGCCGGTAAGATAACTAATATATTTGATAATGTAATTTCTGGTGGTACACAGTATGAACCATATAAAAATAGTTTATACTACATAAATGAAGTAAATACTGTAGAGAGTGGGTCGATAATATGGGAAGGTTATCCACAATATGACGAATTTACTTTTTATCGCACTAGAGGTATTGATGGACATTTAACTTTTATTAATAAGAGTGCGACAACATATAATTGGACTACATATATTTCATATGGATACAGTAACAAAGAAGACCAATCGATGAAACACAAAGTTATTTTTGAAGGCGGTGTTTCTGTAAATAATTTTGTTGTGACTGATGGTGTTCCTTACTACATATTAAACAAACAAAAATCAGGAAAAAACTTATTAACATTTTATTGTGGTGTAGACCATAATCTATCTATCGGTGATTGGATTTACACTAAAAATGAAATTGCAGGTAAAAGGTACTTTGAAGTGTATAGTTTAGGTGACGAGTCTTATGGTAACGAAAAAAGAGTATTTTCGATTCTTAATTACGGATTTGATGACCCTTTATTTGGTAATTACGCAACAGGTAATTTTAGGAGAGTTATAGACATTAATAATACAGGTGAAACAACATCAAAATATTATATAAGAACTCATAAAATTTTAACTCAGAGTACTAATTCAGACATAACTAAACTAGGATTTGAAAGTAATCCATTTCCGGTAAAGAAAAAATTAGAATACTCAGGACTAACTCCTAATAATGTACAAAGAACATCAATAAAGGACGGGTCAATGACTGTTGGAATATCTTTTGATGAAGATATAAACCTTGAAGGGTTAAAAGATAATTTAGACAGACCTATAACAGAATTATATGTGACAATACTTAATAAAGGTTATATGGGTTGGTTTAATAACCCTTCATTAGGATTTAATTTAAGTAGTACTGGAATTCAAGTTGGTTGGGATATGAACTTTCTTAGTAATGATGTTGATGAATGGTGGGGAGTTAATAATTACAATAATCGAGATAATATACCATTTGGTGAGTATGAGACTAACGGTAATACCTTTTATTACAACAAAGATTTAAAAAAGGGAGACGTTATTATGGGTTCAATGTGTGAATACAATGAATATGAAAATAAAGAAACTGAATTGAGTGAAATTAGTCATAAAATCTCGTATAACCCTCAAATATTTGATAATAATAGTTTAAATACAAATCCGGATGGTTATGTATATAAACCACACTATAAAATACCAATTACTACATATTCTGATTATATAGAAACGGGAGAAAAAGACAAGGTCGATTTAGTTCCCGACTATGCGTTCTTTTCTAAGTATGAGAATCAATGGAGATGGAGAGATATCTATCAGTACGGATTTATTGATAGTAATGGTAATGGATATAATTACCCATTTATAAATGGATGCCACTATCCATATACTAGTATTTTATTTTTACTATCCCCAATGGAAAAAGACTTAAATAATTATAATAGTGTAATTTACGCACCAATAATTGACGATTGTGAATAAGTATAGATTTAATATCAACCCTAATGACAGATATCTCAACATACCAATTGAGATAAAAACCGACATGCTTGGGAGAGATGATTTGGTGGATAAGTATGAGGAAGAGGTACTACAAGAAGTAATTAATCCAATAGAGGATTTTGAAGTAACAAGATATACGCATAAAGATTGGATAAAAAATAATGAGATACAGTCATCTATTGAGTACGAGTTTTATTTCTACAATAGAAATACGGATATAGTAAATGAAACATCAACGTCAACGGCAATTTATGTAAATGATTATAAATTTACTGAAAACCCTAATTTTAGTGGTGAATGTTTTACTGATGCAGAAATTTATTACGGAGCAAACTCTTTTAAAAGAAGTTTCTTTAAACTTGATTTTTATGACACGACAGATAGTGAAACACAACAACTGTATTTATCACTAATTTTACCAACACAGCAGGGAAAGACTAGAAGTTCAGATACCGACCCGATAATATCGAATCCATTTGTAAATGGACCCACACAAAGTGAGCAAGTCCCATCAGGTGGTTTTGGTTCAGGATTAAAAGAAATGGTTGAAGACAATAATCAATCACTTGAGATAGATTCCAATATGATTTTTAACGATTCATATAAGGCCATATTTACAAGTTGTAGTTCATTTACAATAGAAAGGTATTTGGAGATAAATATGTATTTAGATGAGATACAACCAATTAATAATAATGTTAGTATAGATTGGCAAGGAACATGTTATGAGTTGACTAGTGTTGATACACAAGTGGTAATATCGGACCCACCACTAACAGAATATATTGATAGTTTTAATCAGTTTGATATTGGTGACTGTGGATGTATACCACCGTCACCGACACCGACACCATCATCTTCAGGACTACCACCACCTTTACCACCATGGCCACCAGCACCGTCACCATCAATAACACCTACACCTTCTATTTCACAACAAACTGAAGGTTCGGGGGGTGAGATAAATAATAACCCACAAGGTACAGGTCAAGGAGAAACGTCATCTCCTATTATTGCTCCACCAAATGTACAAATTAGAAAACCTAATTTCTTATTAGATTTTATTGGTGATAAAGAAGGTTATTTTATTTATTGGTTAAAGAATCCAAATTATATAGATATTGATACTTTCTATATGAGTGCAAAATTCTTTAATGCTAAGACAGGACAATTTAGTAGATTTTTAAATAAAAGGCAAACTTCATTATCGGAGAGATTCACCTTTGACAAATCTAAGTTTTTCTACTACAAAGTTCAGTTAGACACCGACAATTATGTATATGAAGTTTTAGATTCAGAAACTAATCAAAGAGTTGGTACAAATGCTGAGATAAAATGGTTTGAGTATATGAATCCATCATGAATGAAGAAAAATATTTTATAAAGATATCACCTGAATCGTTAAAGAGTGATGTTTTTGAAAAAACATATAGTGGTAATACGTTTGGAGTGTACTCTGCGATGACACAAGTCTTATCAGGGGGAACTAACGGAAGTAGTCTTTTGACAGGACTTACAATACCGATAGTTTTTAAACAGACTTTTGATGATATTGGATTTTACAGTGGTTTTGACGGATTTATTTTACAAAAAGATGTTGTAAGTAATTTCTCAGTAAGTGGTGATAGTACAAATCAGTATACTATAAAGATGTATAATACTGCTGACGAGTTTAAAAAGTTCTTAAAACTATCAACGTATGAAATAGATTGGGGTGATGGTACAATAGAACCTTTTACTGCAGTTTTTCCTGACTACATGGTACATAATTATCCACCACTGAGTGCCAATTATACAATAAAACTTACACAGAGAAATCCATGGGGTGTTACTAATATTGAAAAAAAGGTTACGATACCTAACACACCAGTTGAGATAAATAACAGTCCTAACGAAGTTACTTTTACACCACAGTCTGGTAATTGGGCAAATGTTTCATTTAACGCTAACTATATTTTTGACGGTGACGCGAACAATACGGTAGACGCTCAGGTAGTGGGTGGTTCTTTTACTATTACGGGATATACATCATCTAAATTAACGGAGTTAAAATTATATGGACCGACAAAATACGATACATCTGTAGTAGTAAAAAGAAAAAATGAGAATTACGGTAGGGTTACTGAGATAACAGATTCATATACTGCATATACAATACAAGATGTAAACTATTTTGATTACCCAAATGGTAAAACAATATATATCATGGAATCTAGTGGATTAACTAGTGATATGATAACGGCAGAACCGATTACTAAAGAAGAAGTATTATTTGGTGTAGTATCGTCGCCAGAAATACAATCACAAATATTTATAGATAGAGGTAAAAACTCGGCATTCGAAGGAATACAGAGACTCGGAGAAGTTGATAACATTGGAGACTTAGTATCTTATGGATACGGTTTCTTTAAAATAAAAGAACAAGAATAAAATGGCGTTAGGTACATACGGAACAACAAGACCATCAGATATGTCTCCCGAAGATGTGGAGATAATACTGAATTACACACCCTCAAGAGACGTTACTAATGATTTTGAGTTAAAGAAACTAAACGCTTCAGATGTTTTAACACCATATTTTCATAACGCAGACACGGGTGGAAATGCTGATGTTGAAATACTCGGAGGTATGTACAATCTCAAACTACCTGCCGATGAGTTTAATGAGATTGGTATCTACACATTATATATTAGACCTGTAGAGATAAGAACAACGATAACTGACTGCGGTGTTTTATCTGCGTTACCCAACGTCAAAGGGGTTATTGTGGACTTGAATCAGGTACCTGCACAATATAGAAATAGGTTTGTAAATCAAGGTTTAGTAGGTCATAGAATTGAGTACCTAAATGATGATGGTAGTAAAATAACTAATTTTTATAGAATTATTACTTCATCATTTTACTGTGAACCTGTAGTTACAAACCTAACTAATTCATCTCAAAAATCGATAAGATATCGTTATGTTGAAAGTGGTAGTGATTTGTTATTTTGTACTGTATCGCCGGCAAGTGCTCCATCTAATAAGCCAAATGCGACTCCATTTATAGGTCAACCAAACCAAAACATTATAATAACTAATACATTCTTTAATCCGATAAGTGTTGAAATTGAAATGGCGGAACACGATATAGATACATTAGCAATTGCACTTTACGGTAACCAAACTAAATCAATTGAAGATGGTGTTTACACTCTATATGATAGAGACCTTAACATATACAAACAATACAACCTTTATGAGATTCGTGATGAGTTTAATAATCTACTTTATGAGGTACGTCAGGACCGAGGAGGTAACATAGACTTTAGTAAGAACTTTACAAACATCACAGGGTAATGGCGGACAACAAATATAGATATCCACCGGCTCCCCCTAACGCTAGGGGGACTTTTTCAGATGAACTTGTCGGTTTTCAATTAATCGATGGTGGAGGTCTTACGCAAGGTAACTTTGAATTTAGTACTAATGTTGTTGAAAAGGTAAATAGAAAATTCGACACAGGTGTTTTTTCAGAACCGATATCACTTAATGATTTAGACTTTAATAGTTTAGAGGAATCTAAATTGGTAATGGCTAAGAACTTTAAAGTCTACCCAAATTTTGACATATCTAAAGTCACTAATTTCTCGATATATGGTTCAATAAGAAAAAGGTTCTCAGCTTCTGTTACAAAGATAATAAATTACTTCCCTGCAGGTATACAGGTTGATAAGATTTATTATGGATTAACAACTGGATATACTGCATATAACATTGATTATGATGATGTTGAAGGTTTAACTACTTTTGATATTGATGTGGCAAGATTTAAGAATAATTTTGATATTGATTATTCTGAAAACGCGGATAGAAATATTTCTGTTAGACCGATGGAGGTTAGTCCACTTAGGAATTTGACAAGAAATTTTTTAAAATACTCACTATTTTTTAGTGATTTAGAAAAAGAATATAAGTTTGTAGATTTTGACCCATCACCTAGATTATCTGCGGGTACTGTTACAATTGTTGTTGAAGGTAACCCATTTAGTGGTGAGCAAGAGTCTACTAGGTCTATTATATTAAAACCTAATAAAATAGAGACTGAAAAGGCTTTTAAAGACCCATTCGACGAAGTTGAGGATTTCTTAATTAATAGAATGGTATCGCCAAAATACACCGCTGATTTTCAGTTTATGAGGGAAGGTGAAGATGGTAAATTTTACAAAACTAAACAAAAAGTAACATGGCCATTAGATGGTTTTTGGAACTTAGATATAAGAACTGATAGTTTTGATAGTTATCTTGAGCAATTAAATATAATTGCTGATGATATAGATGAGTTTAGGTCAGACTTAATTTCTAGATTTTTAACAACAGGGGCATTTAAAGACTTTGACACTCAGAGTCAAAAAGTAGAAAAAGTCTTACAACTTTACGGAAGAAGTTTTGATGAAACAAAAAAATTCATTGATGCTTTAGCATTTATGAACTCAGTAAATTATACGGTAAAAGACGATATTCCGTCACAACTATTACAAAACTTAGCCGAGACGTTAGGTTGGGATACAAATATTTCAATGATAACGAACGAGGATTTCTTAAAGAGTGTTTTTGGGGACGGTGAAAAGTCGGCGTTTACAGGTCAAAGTAGAGCCAAAACACCCACCGAACTTGACCAACAATACTACAGAAATCTAATTTTAAACTCAGCATACCTGTTTAAATCTAAAGGTACTCGAAGGTCTATTGAGTCTTTGATGAGAATGATAGGTGCGCCTGAAGCGTTGATAGAATTTAATGAGACGATATATCTTGCGGACGGACCTATTAACATCGAAAGATTTAATGAAGAATATGCTACTATAACAGGAGGTACAAAAACAACAGAAACACCAGTATTAAATCCAAACGTTACATTTAGCTTTGAAGGTGTTCAATACACGGGTTTCACAACTGAGTTATCGATAACTTCAGTTGACTCTACAAGGGATGATTATCCTATAGACGAGTACGGTTACCCTAAGGCGATGACACCTACGGAAGATATTTTCTTTGAAAAAGGCGCGGGTTGGTATGAACAGACACCTGAACACAGGTCACCTGAACAAGTTGATGTTAGTGGTTCAGTATTTACAGGTCAAAATCCTGACGTGCAGACTGTATTAGAGCCATTTACTTATGGTGAGAAATACTTTGATAGGTTTAGACATTTCCCATATATGGATTTAGGGTTTGGTATTACGACTGTTAAAGACAACAACAAATCGTGGACAGACAACGAGTTAGGTTTGAGAAGAAACACTCAAGCGGGTTATGACGCACATTATATCGTTAATGACGAAAGATTAGTATTGAATAGAAAAAATATAGACTTAAGTCTTAATATGGGTCAAGGTATAATATATGACATATGGACAATGTCAAAAAAATATGATTACCCATTCCCATCTACAGGACTTACATCACCATATCCATATCCTAAAGGGGTTGACTGGACAGTAATTAATCCAAAGCCAAAAGAAAAAACTTTTTTTGAATTCGCTCAGTCATTCTATCGTAATATGATTAACGTTAGAAATCGACAAACAATAACTGATGGTAAGGGAGGAGGTTACCCAACACTACAATCAGTATATTGGAAATATTTACAGTCGGAAGAAAATGTAGGTATACCATCTAATAAATACACATACCAAAAAATGATTGATTTCACAAATGGAATTGGTGATTATTGGATGAAACTTGTTGAACAGATGATACCTGCATCTACCATATGGATGGGTGGTCAAAAAATGGAGAATAATGTCTTACAAAGACAAAAGGTTGTTTGGAGACGACAGAGAGGGTGTGTATTAGTACCTATACCCTGTATACCATGTACTTTTTCTGGACAACTATTAGGTGCGGATTGTGTAACACAAACACTTACCTGTGATATCGGTCTTACTAATCCACAAACAACATTAATTAACAGTATTAATAGTGCGATTTCAAATGAAGGGTACAACATAAGTGATTGTGTTCTTAATACATTAACTAGTTTATGGTATGTCGATATAAGATTGAGCGGTACTTTATTGAGAAAGGACTTATTCTACACTGGTTATGGAGGGGGTGATTACCCATCAAATCAACTATGGATTGCGGCTGTAGAAAATTCGTTATCTAATTTATCTCAGGAAGGTTTAGGTTATGAAATCGATGGGACTGAGATAACAGTGTCAAATATAGGGTGTAATAATGATTTTACTAATAAAAGTTTGCAAATAAATGTAGGTGTTAATATAAGTATTAATTGTACATCATGAGTATTACAAAATACATAACAGATACTGTAAAAACATTTTTTACCAACTCATCATCTACTGATGTTGGTCTAAATGAGGTGCCTACTGTTGATAGTGTATTAAATGAACCACAACAAAATTGTTATAGATGGGATAGATGTGATGGAGGTAGTGGTAATATATATACCGTAACTTCTTACACACCTACTGATGACACGGTTCTTTATTACGGAGTTTGTTATGAACAAAGTAATGATATAGTAATTGCTGAACCTACGGATTTATCATCTATACCTAGTAATCAATTTTTTGGTAAATGTTCTCTTTGTAGTCCTTGTAATTTAGGATGTAGTTTAACTTTTGGTCCAGTATCGCCGAGTGTTACACCAACTAATACAGTAACACCAACACAAACACCGAGTAATAGTGTTACACCTTCAACTACGCCGTCGATTACACCAACGACAACACCAAGTAACACTACTACACCATCAGTAACTAGTACACCTGATGAGTCACCTTCAACTACGCCGTCGATTACACCAACGACAACGCCAAGTAACACTACTACACCATCAGTAACTAGTACACCTGATGAGTCACCTTCAACTACGCCGTCGATTACACCAACGACAACGCCAAGTAACACTACTACACCATCAGTCACACCAACGACAACACCAAGTAACACTGCTACACCATCAGTCACACCAACACCAACAATTAGTGTGACTCCAACAGTTACACCATCTTCACCTGAGGATGTTACATGGTATCGAGTAGGACTTTGTTGTGAGTCAGACACACCACCTGTAGTTGACTTAGGGGTTTCTGGAGGTACTGCTAATCCTAATGACGGATTACTTTATGATGGTGTTAGTATATCCTTAGCTTCGGGCGGAAACCCAAGTAGTGATGTAATCGACGCATCAGAGTTAATTGCAAACTACTGTAGTACTATTACTTGTCCATCACTAACACCAACAACTACAGTTACACCTACAACCACACCTACAACCACACCTACCATAACAACAACACCTACAAACAGCGTTACCCCAACAGTTACTGCGACACCATCATCATCAGTACCTGAAACATACAGTAGATATTCGTTAAATACTTGTTGTGACAATCATTATCCGGGTGTTGTCACAATTACCGAGGCAAATATATTAGATAGTTTAGGTGTTGGACCTGGAGATATAGTTGCTTTGGATGATATTTGTTACACTATTTTTCAAGCGATACCTGGTGAAGGTCCGAACACTCCATCTACACAAGTATCTTATGTTGATTGTGAAACCTGTTTATCTAATGTATCTGTAACAAATAGATGTGCACATACATATGTGGCCTGTTTTGAAGATTCATATGGGGCGGGTGACCTTATGGCGGCACCGACAAGAGTTAATACACTCATATCAACAAACAATCCTGTTGGTACTGCAGATGAAAACATCAAATTTACACATAATGTAGATAATTCAGATGGAACAGAAGTATCATTTGATGATTGTTACACATATGACCCGACCTATAATAGTTCACATACATTTAAAATACAAACCGACCAACATAACGGATGTTGTGCTGATAGTGTAAAATGTGGTGGGGCATACGTTATTTTAAGAACTTGTGATGATTATGTGGGTTCGGTAACATCACTAAATGGACAACAATTAGAGGCGTTAACTCTAATGCCTTGTGAATTTGTTTCAGGAAGTTCAATAGGTGGAGGTGTTGTACAATTAACAGATACGATACAGTCACCTGAACTATTAGGTAGTGAATATTACTTAGGTACCTCACAAGACACAATAATATATAATGATGGATTTAGTGGTATTTGCTTCACGATAGTAGGTAACACAAGTAATCTAAACTCACAACAAACACAATTACAAGGTACTGATTGGGTTACTAACTCACAAGTAGTAAATAATTGTAACAATAGTGATTGTCATTGTTTAAACGATATTGTTATGACAAATAACAATATTTCGTCATACACTATAAAATATTTAGAATGTGGGGTTACAGGTTCAGGAAACTTTACGTCAGTACCTGTACCTGCGGGTGGAACAACAACGTTAACCGACTGTATTAATGTAAACTCATTAGTTTTATTTAGAACAAATGATGGACAAGTTGCAAATGTGGACTTTGATTATAGCTCTGTGGGTAGTTGTAATCAGTATGTGTATTTTGAAGGTGCTGGTATTTCACAGTGTTGTGATTCAACCGATACACCTATAACCACCGATATAGGATTACCGTTAAGTGCAGGTATAGGTGAAAATGATTATGTTGTTATCAATGGAGACGCCTATCAGTTAGGTTTGTACAATAGTTCATCGACAGGTACTATCTATACAAATGTTACAGGACCATACGCGGATTGTGATGATGCGGTTACAAACGCAACAAATCCGTGTAGATATGATATGGAACCATGCTGTACACAAGTTAATGGACCATCTTATTACGCACCATTCACATTAGAAGTGAACACTATTTTAACTAATGGAGACACTTTCTATAACACAGTAGTATCACCTTATCCAACTGTCACAGATAAGTGTATGTCTGTACAAACCTATACTGGGAATTATTCTGTGGATACTGTATTTTGGCAAAACATAACCTTTATCGGTAACGGATGTATTAATAGGTGTCAGAGATGCACATTCTTAGTTAGACCATGTAGTTGGTCGACCAACTATATCTTGTGGTATGTTAACACACAACCAGGTATGACAGTGGGTAGTGTTTGGGAAGATACAGGATTAGCAGCTTGGCTAAGT